ATCACGACATCAAGGTTGCTATTAATAAGGCTAACGAGGACTATCATGCCCTGTCTATTACGTTGGACAGCCTCCCTAATATTGCGGCTTATGAAATCTTGGACAAAGACGGCAACGGCGCTCTTGTCTATCCTGATTGGAACTAGCTGTTCCTCTCAGATTCGCTACAGAAAGAGCGAGCCTTGGAATTTTCCCCCAGCCAGCGAATGGAACCAACCCTTGGAGACTAGCTGGAATAACGCTGTGGAGATGTATCGCAGGCTCACTGCTCCGAAGGGCAAGATGTGGGATCCTCTGATGGGGAACTACCAGCCCGATCTATCGTATGAACATCGATAATCCACCCATTTTTTCTGCCTTCCTTGGGATTGTGGTGGATAAAATCATGACACTGGCGACAGAGTGCCGCGAAATATTCGTAGCGACAAAGCCATTGACCAACCCTGCCAGCCTTGTGGTGGAGATCGGTTGCTTTCTTAGTCTTGCAACGCTCGCACTGTGGGTGGAGGGCAAGATACGCCTTCTTCTCCTTTGCGTACTGATTGTATTCACGTTGGCGTTTTGGGGATGCGCTCCGCAGCCTGCCTGATCTTTTTAGCCCAGAGTTTGAACGACTTAGCGAGTTTCTTGTCATACTATATATGATGTGGAATAAATACGAAGACCGCAAGCCCGTCAAGAGCGGGGTTTACCTTATATCCAACGAATTTATAGATCCTCCATTGAGGGCCTGTTCATACTACGATCCAGTCCATGGATGGACGGGAATTGGTCATGTTCTTGAAAAAGCCATTGATTGTTGGGCCGAGTTTCCGCTAGCTTCTTCATTTCAAGATCGTGTCAAAATTCAAAGTTGTTCTTACAATAATTAATGAAGACTCCGTCTCCCCATTCGTGGTTGGCCCACGGTTTCGCAAAGGAAGTCCCATGCCCATGGAACTACTCTACGCTGAACGTGGAGGTTACTTCTTTGACCCAGTGGCCGAAATCGATATGGCCAGAGATTGCTGCGAGCTTTTTGAAAAGTACATCAACCAAGCAGAAAAAAAGAAAGGCAAAAAATAAATGACATTCCTAGTCTGTTACGGAGAGAAAGTGGTCGAGCTTCACAAGTCTGGACTCGACAAAGAAGCGGCTGAACTTGAGGCGAGCAAGCTCATGGGGCATGGATACAAGAACGTGCGTGTTCGCATGGAAGATCCCCACCATCGCACATGGCCGCTTAATTTTGACTTGCAGGAGGATAAATGAGCGACACACCCGAAACGGATAAATACTGTGGGGAAGATTTGTGGATTGGCGAACCAGCACTTGTCTCGTCTGACTTCGCCCGCAAGCTGGAACGCAAGCGGAACAACCTAAAGCAGGAAGTTGAACGCCTAAAGACCATGAGCGTCTGCGAACTTGGGGCATACAACAACAGTGTGCGTGACTATATGGGACATTGGGAGGGCCGCGCTTTGACGGCAGAACGAGAACGCGATGAGGCGCGGGAGACACTCCGCGAAATAGCCGCAGCAGATTGGAAGACCTCTGGTGAACTGCGAGGCATGGCGCGGAAAGCACTGGAGGCAATAAATACCTTGGGGGATCTTCAATGAACATCGTCTTTGCTTACCATAATGGAGACTGCGAGTTAGCCATGGAAAGTGCTCAAGCTATTACTTCTATGGGTGTTAACATGCGACACAAGGCTTATGTGTGCGCCACCAACGATACTCCACTTATTTGGGAGATCACCAAGGAACTTGAAAAGAGTTTTCCAGAGGTTGGGCGAATTGTGGCTCAAGATGGGTTCAATGGATGGCCGCTTGGCCCGAACCAGATGTTTGTCGATGCCTCGACTTATTGCTACCGCCACGAAGATCCTTGGTATTTCTGGGAGCCAGATTGTGTTCCAATGGTCAATGGGTGGGTTGATAAACTTGAGGAGGAATTCAAGAAGCATCCAAACAAGATCATGGGGTCGATGGTAAATGGAGGGATGGCATCTAGTGGAAAGAATGTCTACCAACTGCTTGTTGGAAGCGCCATCTATCCAGCAAAGTTTCTCAACTACTGCGGACTGGCCGCAAGTCTGTGTAATTACAATATAGCCTACAGACAGGCTGGAACAATTCCAGAGCCTTGGGATGTCAGATGCAGATGGACATTCATGGAAAACGGGAGAAATACCGATTTGATCAAAGCCTACTGGAGAAGTTGCAACTACCAATACATCGGAGAGGATCTTGTATTTTTTGCCGAAGGCCCCGAAGCCCAAGAGATACAGAGCGTCACATGTCCAGAGCGCAAGGTAGATCCACGGGCCATTGTTGTCCACGGGTGCAAGGACGGATCTCTCCATCGAATGGTTATCGGTGGGGTTGATAAATCCGCCACAAAAGACGAATCAAAAGCACAACCAATTGTCAATTCGCAAGTAAAGACGAGCAAGCCAAAGAATGAGAAGCCCAGCGATCCTGACGAATTCATCAAGCAGCTTCGCAAACTTGCAGACAATCTTCAAAATTCCGCAAAGAAAAAGAAGAAAAAGACTGAACGGCCAGCACAAGATGCTGTCTAATTAGGTCTATGAGTCAAGAAGCTATCTACGAGCAAACAGCCGAAACTGCCGTCCTTTCCTGCTTGTGCCATGCGCCAAGCGATGTGCAGAGAGAAATCCTGACCTCCATCAAGGAAGACCACTTCTACTTACAGGAACACAAGATCATCTTTCGGGCAATCATGCGGGCGATTGCCAAGGGACTTCAGGCCGACATCATCAATGTCAGGGCCGAAGTCGAGGGGGCTGGTGAATACGAGCAGGTGGGTGGAGACGAAAAGCTGAAGGAGGTGGCTGCATCATGCGCTGCCCATGGCAACTGGAAACGCTACTATCCCAAGCTGGAAGAGGCCCGCTATCGCAGGAGTCTGGAATACCTAGCTTCCGACATGGTTCACAAAGCCCGTGATCGCGAACTAAAGCTGGAAGAACTAAAAAACTGGTCTGAGACCAGCGTGATGAAGGCAGACTATCTTATCGATGATGGAGAAAGGCTTTCCATTGCCAACGCGCTCAATCGCGCTGCCGAAAACATCGAATCGACAATAGCTGGAAAACCATGTGTCGGAGTCCGCACTGGTTTGGCCCCAGTGGATGATCTCCTCATCTTTGGAATGAGAGGAGGGGATATGGTTGTTGTTGCCGCCCGTCCAGCAGTTGGAAAAACATCCACTGCCATGCAGATTGTCGAGCATATTGCCCTTGAGCAGAACAAGAGGGTATTGATTTTCTCCCTAGAGATGACATCCGTAGCTCTGATGGAAAGGCTCATGCGTAGCAGGGCCAGAGTCAGGGCTGCGGACATTTTAGCAAGGACAGTTACCGACCAGCAGAAGAAGGCTTTGGCAAGAGCGCATAGCGATATCCAGACCTCTTCGATACTCTGCGATGATGCATCGGCAAAGTCGATTGGCTATCTCAAAGCAGTGGCTCGCCGCGCCCATCAGAAGGAACCTCTGGATCTCATCGTTATCGACTATCTCCAGCTTGTGAGAGGAGATAGCAAACGCGGAAAGGAAAACAGGGTATGCGAAGTTGAGGAGATTTCTGGAGGCATCAAAGATCTGGCCAAGACCCTGCGCGTACCAGTTTTGGTGCTGGCTCAATTGAATCGCGATCCCGATAAACGCGGAGGAAGGCCAAGCCTTGCCGACCTCAAGGGATCAAGCGCCATTGAGATGGATGCGGATATCGTGATGATGCTCCATTGCGATGAGACTGACGCTGCCGACCATAGCGCCCATCCAAGGATGGAGTTTATTGTGGCAAAACATCGCGAAGGCCCGACAGGAGTAGCCTCCATGGTGTTTAATAAGGCTATTACCCGATTTGAGGTGGGTTAGGCCGCTTCCAGCACCACTCTGGAAAATCAAGATCATCGCCACCCTGCACCTCAACTGGAAGATGGACTGCTACTGCGTTGTAACACCCACACACCCCGCAAGCCTTTAGCTGGGCATCTACAGATGTTTTACGCGCACCAGCAATGGCTGGTAGCATTCCAGCAATACCCTTGCACCCCCAACATCCAGAAGTTGACATCTGCATTGGACACCGCATGCAAATATCAGCCCTTCTTTCGGCCTCCTCTTGAGGGACGGTTGTGAGTTTTCCATGAGTGGCGAAGGCATACATAGCCTTAACCCACCTTACAATAGCCATGAATCCCAAGGTCTGAACCATTTTATTGCACGGTTTGCATTGGGTTGGAATGCGATCACATAGGGCCGTTTCAACTTGATTAGGAAGATTTGGAGATGGGATCTTTCCAAGGCTTACGGTCAACTTCTGGCAATTGTCTACAAGATCCCACCAATCCCCTCCGTGGACTTCTTGCCCCTCCCAAATGACAAACCATCCAAGAGGTGGAACATAGTTTTTGGTTGTATAGCAGAGCTTTAGATTCTCATTCATTGACCACAAGTTCCGCTTCGTAGGTATTGTTTTCTGGTATCTTCACCGATTCAAGTTTGGTGGCGATATTGATCTGAACTGCGTTTTGTTGAGTCGTTCCATCGGAGAAGTTGATGGAGGCCGCTTCTGCCAATTGCTTGATATTCCTCATCATGCCAAGAGCCTCCATGCCATCTAGCTCTTGTGCGGCATCTGCGGCCTTTACCAAAACCTTTCCAGTGAGGAATTTCACCGATTTCTTCATTGCTTCAAGAGAGGCTGTGATGTCTGAGATGAGGCTTGGAACTCCTTCGTCCTCCCAAGGGGCTGGAGCGCCTTCGTTAACCAGTCGATCCCGACATACCTTCCACCGCTGGGAATCTTTCCATACATCTATAGTTGAATGGCTAACCCTCAGTTCTTGGGCAATATCGTTGATGGATCGTCCAGAGCAATACATGGAGAAGGCTTTGATGCAATCCAGCCTCTTCTGTTTATCCATGTCCTCCATCTTTGCAGGAGCAAATTCCATGATTCGCGGGCTTTCAACCTCCCAAGGATAGGGCATTTCAGTATCGGGATTGTTTCGCCATATCTCTGCATGGGATTCCCACTTTTCGCTGTGGATCATCTTATCAAGCATTTGTTTGCTGTCTGTTTCAAGCGCATTCATCATCTCCCCTTTTTTGCGTTTGGCGACATAGAGACGAAATGCGTTTTGCTTTCTGATTCGGTTTTCGGGACTATCCCAGTCTCGCGAGTTCTTGCTTGTTCTTCCCATATGGATTAGTTTAGTAGAAATTTATCAAATGGCAACAGCGGAGCAGGGGATACAGAAATACGGAAGGCTATGGAGGCCCAAGGACGGGATGGCGATCAGTCCTATCCGTATTGAGATGGATGCATTTTTAATGGGATTGACCCTCGAAGAAGGAGGACTTGGCAAAGCCCGTCACTACAAGAATATCGTTTCAGCTATCTGGCCAACCTTTCAATGGCATAAATGGGCAGAACTATCGGCGCAGGCTTTTTGCAATAGTGTCCATGAGGTAGATGAGGCTTCTGGTAATAGATTTATCCGAAGTGTTACGGGGCTGGCTGGAGGAACCGACTCAGGAAAGTCCTACGGAATGGCCGCATTTGCTTTGGTCAATTGGTTCTGCGATCCAATCAACACCATGTGCATTGTGGTCTCTACGAGCAAAATAGACGCAAAGCAGCGTATCTGGGCTGCCCTTGTAAAGATGTATCGCGAAGCCCGAACACTTGGAATCGCATCAGGCCGTCTTATCGAATCCATGGATATCATCAAGCTATCTGAAGAGGAGGGAGCTATTATCGACCCACAGACTGGGGTAAGCGATGCCTCATCGATCATGCTTCTAGCGGCTGGCGATGAATACAAAGACGATGCCCAGAAGCGTCTTCAAGGTAAAAAGAATCGTCGTATCGTATTGATTATAGATGAGTTACAAGATTGTTCGGCTTCTGTAATTAACGAGGCAATCTGGGGATTTAAGGGAGCGCAAGAGCTTTACGTTGTTGGGGCGGGCAACCCCGCATCCATATTTGATCCCCATGGAAAGTTCTGTGAACCCATCAAGGGATGGATGAGCGTGGATGAGGAAACACCCAATTGGAAGATACGGGTGGCTGGTATTGAGGGTATATGCATCCGCTTTGACTCCGAAAAGGACAATCCCAATCAACAAGCCTTTGAACAGGGAAAGGGCCTTCGCTACCCATTCCTTCCGAAACCAAATGATGTGGCATTGGCCAAAAAAGAGTTGGGAGAGCTTAACCCTCAGTATTGGAGAAAGTTTAGGGGATTCTGGCCTCCAGCAGATGCTGATGATTCCACTATTGTGTCTGATATCCTTCTAGCTCGCCATGGGGCTTTGGATAAACCCATCTGGGATGGAACCCCGAAAGATATAGCTGGAATCGACCCTAGCTATACAGAAGGAGGAGATAGGTTTGTCTTCACCCATATGAAGTATGGAAGGCTCATCTCTGGTAAGTGGGCTATAGGAGTAGAAAAACAATACGTCCTTAATAGAAGGGCGGGATCTCAGGAGGACTTCCAGTATGAGATGATTCAGCAAATTCACGATCTATCTTTAAAACTGGGAATACCAAATCAATGGATGGGGGTAGATGCTTCGGCTGGAGGTATTTTTTGGTCTATTGGAGAGAGGGATCTTCTCAAGGGATGGCACGCTGTATCCTTTGCTGGGGCGGCTTCAGATCTTCCTGTTAGCGCCCAATACGCCATGAGAAATGAGACTACTGGAAAGCCCCAAGTTGGAAAGGAACTGTTCCACAACATGGCTAGCGAACTCTGTTTTGCTGCCCGTTATTTCTTGGAGTGCGAGCAATTGAAGGGGATAACTCCCGATCTAGCTTGGGAGATGACCCAGAGAAAGTATGTGCGCCGCACCCGAAAGATCATTGTCGAGTCAAAGACCGACATGAAAAAGAGAATAGGCAAGTCTCCTGACTTATTCGATTCCTTTGCTGTAGGACTGTTTGTCGCCCGCAAAGTATTTGGAGCCATGGCTGGATCAGAAGCTATAGCAGAAAAGAAACGGCTTAATACAGAGTCATTTAAGAAACTCAAACAGACCTTGACTTTGAGACATAATTGGTAGACCATAGGCCGATTTTCTATGGCCGAACTACCTATTGCACAGGCGGATATCTGCATCTTTCAAGGAGCCACCTTCAACCAGACTCTTTTCTGGGAAGTTGGCAATCCTCCTGCGCCCGTCAATCTGACTGGATATTCTGCTAAAATGCAGATTAGATCTAGCCATAAATCAAAGGCCGTTATACTTGAGCTATCCTCTCCATCTAATGGAATTACTCTTGGAACTAGTGGGGATTACACTACTGGAGCTATTAATTTGACCATTGGCGCTACAGCTACAGCGCAATTAAGTGTTTGCGATGATGTCAAACCAGTTTATGATCTTGAGATGACAAGTGGAGGAGTGGTTACCCGCATACTCCAAGGAAACGTAATTATAGCCCCAGAGGTTACACGATGAGCAGAATTTGCATACCAGTCCCAGCTTCAACGGTTATCGGAGTTAGTTCTACTCCCGCAACATCTCCGAATTCAAATGTATTCAGAGTTGATTCTACCATAACAACACTTTCTGGATTAAAGGCATTGATTACTGCCACTGGAGTCTATCCAACTGGTATTTGTATATTTCTTCCGAATCTTGCCACTCCAGCCACATATCAATTGGTTAGTGGAACCGATGCGGAAAACTCTCCATTTATCATTTGGCCCAATGATTACAATCCATCGACAAATGCAAAAGTGTGGAAACAGAGGATGTAACATTTATGAAATTTATCGCAACAATATTATTTTTCTTTTTGTTTCTAGCTGGAGCTTTTTCTCAGACTCGCAATGTTCTTGTCAACACAAGTAGCGTTGTTATTCAACCGACTAATTTTTGGAGCGTGGATGCTAGCAATGCTCGGAGTGGTTTGGGCCTTGGAAGTGCAGCCACAAATCCATCCACGGCATTTCAGCCATCTTCTACAATTCTGAGCAATTTTGCATTGAGCAATACAATTTATACCGATGGAAACAACATTGCACTATACATTTCTGGCAATGGATCAGTTTTTAACATTGTTGCCTCTGACGAACTTCTGACGGCTGGGTATCCCGCAAGTGTTGGCTCAATAGGTTTTGGCGGAAATGTGTTTCAGTATAAATATGGAACAAATTCTACGGACTGGGGAAATGTAGTATATTTGAATCAATCTGGATGGGCTGGAATTAGAACAAATTTGGAACTTGGAGAATCAAATGACGTAACTTTCAGCAATGTAAATACGATTGGATTGACAATTGTGGATGAAGTTGGCTCTCAGATTGCGTTTGAAGGAAGTTCTGCTGATATTACGCGCACAAATCTTGGTATTGGCGCTACTTGGCTTACAAACACCAGCGTCACAAATTTCCGCTCTGCAATTGGTCTTGTTTTATCCGCTTTAACAAATACCAATATAACTAATTTCCGATCCGATATTGGGTTGAGTTGGTTTGCTCTGACCAACACCAATGCTTCAAATTTCCGCACATCTGTTGAGCTTGGACTTTCTGCTTTAACAAATACCAATATAACCAACTTCCGTTCTGCTGTCGGATTGGGTTGGTATGCTCTTACGAATACCAACGCAACTAATTTCCGTTCTGATATTGGACTTGGTCTAGCGGCTCTCACAAACACCAACGTCACAAATTTCAGATCTGATATCGGCATCGGATGGTCTGCGTTAACAAATACCAATGCCGAAAATTTTAGATCAAGTATTGGCCTTGGTTGGTCAGCATTAACCAATACCAATACCGAAAATTTTCAGTTGGCACTTTATGGAAGTGGCACTAATCCAGTTTTGGTAAACTCAAATGGAGGTGTTGTTTTTCCGACAAATTTCTGGCAACAGGCCCCAATTCAAACATATGTTCAGACATTTATTCCTGCTGCAACTACCAATAGTTATGCAACAAACGCAAGGAATCTATATGTATATTCAATGACATCAAGCATTTCTGGTGTTACAAATACCATCGTTTTGCCAACAGATGCAGCAACATTCAATGGAGATTCGGCTACCGTAACACACACTGGAACAACAAACAGTGTTACCAGTATTTCTGGCGATGGGGGTAGCACCATTCTTGTATCTATTAGCAATAATGCAGAATCAGTAAAATTTATATATGAAGCCAATCAATGGACATTCTACCATAATATTTCTTTTACTGAACCGTTCAGATTTGCTGATGGAAATATCGAAGAGAATAAAGCAACAAGCAGAACAAATCTTGGCCTCGGCTTCCACGCATTGACAAATGTCAATACGACCAACTTTCAAGCTGCTATTTTCTCAACAAATACTGCACCAACAAATACTGGAAACATTGCATTTGGAAGTGCTGCTGCTTGGATTGAGATTAATGTCCATACCAATGGTACAACAAACAGCTTTCGTATACCGATATTCAAAGCGCCATGACCAACTACTGGAGAATTGAGCGTGATATTGATATTGTCCAAGGAAAGACTTGGACGGCAAAATTCCGTTATCTGACAAAGTCCTGCAATGGAAAAACTAATGTGCCATTTGATCTTACGAGCTATGGGGCAACCATGGTTATCAGAGAGTGCGCTAATGATAGCACCGCACTGCTAACGCTTACTTCTGGAAACGGGATTACCTTGGGTGGGACTGCTGGCACTATTGATATAACAATCACAGCAACTCAGGCCGCAAACCTAACGGCAGGAGAAAATGTATACGAGATAGAGCTTTATCAAGGCTACACCTACACTGGCTTCGCCACAGGCAAGGCCAATGTCTACCAAGAGATCGTAAGGTAATGGAAGTCATTGAGGTCATCGACACTCAAATTGAGGTTATACAGATAACCGAAAGAGAGGTGGAGGTAGTTGAGGTTATTGAGCAAGGGCCACAGGGGGAAGGCGTTCAGGTTCTAACAACTCAGGGAGATATTGTTTATCGCGGTTCTTCGGCGGTGCAACGTCTTGCTATTGGGACTGCTGGCCAGTTCCTCAAAGTAAACACAGGAGCCACGGCTCCCGAATGGGCAACAATCACCAAGTCCACAGTCGGACTAAGCAATGTAGACAATACTTCAGATGCCAGTAAGCCCGTTTCAACAGCTACCCAAACGGCCTTAGATTTAAAGGCTAATCTGGCCTCACCCACATTTACAGGAACGGTATCTGGCATTACCAAGTCGATGGTCGGTCTTAGCAACGTTGACAACACTTCAGATGTTAACAAGCCAATTAGTAGTGCCGTACAAACCGCCTTGGATGGCAAGGCAAGTTCTGCCGCCGCTGTTCCTTCTGGTGGAACTACAGGTCAGGTGCTGCGTAAGAAAACGAATTCCAATTATGACACGGAGTGGGGTACGGAATCGGGCGGCGTCCCAACCTCCCGCACAATTTCCGCAGGAACTGGCCTCACAGGCGGCGGAGATCTATCGGCCAACCGCACGCTGGCGGTGGCCTACGGCACAACCGCAGGCACGGCGTGCGAGGGGAATGACTCAAGACTTTCGGACAGCAGGACTCCAACATCTCACGCATCGTCGCATCAAGCGTCTGGAAGTGATCAGATCACATCGCTTGATATGACTTCGCTAACAGTCACTAATGCTTCTAATAGTCCACAGGTAAAATTTAAGGCAAAAACATTTTTTGGAAATTCCACTGGAACCGTTGGCATACTTGCAGAATCAACATCTATTTTTGGGCTTGAACCAGCATTTGGATTTACGGGAGTTGATGAAGCAGTTTCAACTTATATAAATGTTGGATTTAGTGGAAGCGGAACCGCGCAATTAAATTTAAATACCAATGGAAATGTAGCAGTTAATCACACATTTCCAACAGAAATATTGGATATTAATGGAAACTTGTTACTAAGAGACACAAATGCTGAATCAAAGGCTAGTTATACTGGCACTCCTGATGGAGCAAGTACCGAAGTTACAATAGAAGCTCTTGCGTTTGGTGTTGCGGGAAATGATATTGAGATTACCTTTGATGGTGAATATACAATTGATGGCGGTATTGAGAATTGGAATGGATCAAATCCAACTAATAAAGTTTATTTGGTTAGCGGTGATGGAACACAAATACCAAATGCTGGAAGCGTATCTTTAAGCGGTGGATATAGCGCAAGCGCAAAATTTAATGTTCTTGGATCCCTTACAGGATACCGCACCTATAATCTTCCAGATAGTAGCGGCGCTGTAGCACTAACATCACAATCTGCGGATTACGAAGTTACCGATGCAACCAAAGGTGTTATCCTGAAATCTCCCGACAGCTCTCGGTGGCGCATAACTATTGACAATGACGGTAATCTTTCCTCTACAAAGCTATGATTAAGCATCTCATTGCCATTTTGCTCACAACCTCGGCTGCATACTCGCAGACGATCAAGACTCTTGGTTACAACACGACCAATGGGAAGGTTGCGTATTCTGGATCGAATACTCTCACATTTACTAATCCGCTGGGTTTTAGTGACGCCGCCACAACTCGCACTAACCTCGGTCTTGGCTGGCTCGCTCTTACCAACACCAATGCTTCAAACTTCAGAACTGCCATTGGTCTTGGTTCCCTTGCAACAAACAATACCGTTCCAAGCGGTGCGGCAGCGTCGAACTCTATTCTTACGGCAGATGGTGCTGGTAGCAGTTCGTTTGTAGCGAGCAAGACGGTTACTGTTGTTAAGTCGTCGGATCAATCACGAACCAATACTTCGGATATGACTATTACCAATAACAATGACCCAGAACTTACTCAAACAGTAACAGCGGGAGATATTTATTATATTGGAGTTAGGCTTGAAATTACCACTGGTACTAACTCTGGCTTCAATGCTGGTATTTTTACTGGAACAAATAACGTGTTTAGCTCAACAAGTCAGACCGTTGGAACTGCTATGCGCCACAATTTAAACGTGACTGGTTTTTATGTATCTACTGGAAACCCAGTAGCTCAGATAACTTTCGGTGGTAATGGTATAACAGGTGCAGCAACAAGAAGTGCTTGGACTGGAAATGGTATATTTCGTTGTGCTACCAATGGAACTCTAACCGTCCGATGGTCGCAATTTGTTGCCTCAAACAGCGCAACCACTCTCCATGCTGGATCATCATTCACTCTAACTAAACTAAACTAATTATGAAAAAACTAATTATCATCACTATCTTTGCATTAGCTCAGACACTCCACGCTCAACTCGTCCCTCAAACGCAGCTTGAGCAAGACCTCTTCGCCATCAACCGCGCAGCGCAGGGAACTACCTATTATGGACAACTGCTTGTCCAGAGTCTGAATGCCGCCCATGCCGCTGTGTGGAATCTTCCCGATGATCGCCTCACAGCCGTTCTCAATCACCTTGGCCCCCAAACTGTTGCTAGCCTCGTTCAACTTCAAGCTGCTACCGCAACCGCACTCAACCAGTCCCTTGATGCTGCTGGAGATACTGGATCTCGCGCTATTGCCGATCCATCCCGCGAGTTTTCATGGGATGGGAGCAATGTTGTATTGGTTCCCACTATAGAGGATCAGGTTCAGAATTGACTTTAAAATAAATTAACTTTAATATCTTAATTTCCAATGGCTTCTAACGGCAACGCAGAACTGGAAAATCTACCAGAAGCAGGCGCTCCACCTAAAAAGCGGATCAAATCGTCTGACTCTCTTGTTTCGATTGCTGATAAGTATATCGAACAGGACGAGAATGCTTCCTATCTTCGGGCTAGAGCACAAGCTCTTGTCAATGGAGAAGCTCCTTATGATTCCGAAGAGTTGAAATCCAAGGGGCTGACTCATGTGGTTAATGCCAACTTCGGTGAGGCTAGTGCTATTCTAGAGGCGGCATTGGCTCCTTATATTGAACTTCAAAATGGAGTTCCTCGTATTGCCAATGTTATCATGGAGTCTTACGAGGGCGAGTCAAACGAGGATTCCGAAATCATCTCTGAAGAGTTTGATTGGATGATCAAAGAGTGGAGTGATTACTCCTATAACATGCAGCTTCTTTCCCGCGAGTTTGTTGGTGATGGAGTTGGGGTGGCCATGTGGCCAGATGAACGAAGTGTTTTCTGGGAGCCATGTGGACTCAAAGACTTTAAGGTAGCCCGTGACACAAAAGTATCAGATGAGGCTATTGAGGTGGCCATTGTTCAACGCTCCATGAGCGTAAGCGAGCTATACAACTATATCCGAAATCCCGAAGCAGCCAAAAAGCTTGGCTGGAATATCAATGCGGTTAAGCAGGCGATTTGGAAAGCTTCTACCAAGTCAGATCGCTGGAAGAACTACAATGCCCATTGGGAGGACTTTGAGCGCGAGATTAAGGAGAACGACCTTTATCAAGGTGAGTCGGCCTACCATCGCGCTGAACTTATCTATGGATACAATCGCGAATTTGATGGCAAGTTTACACAGCTTATCGGAAGTCGCGATTCTTCAGATTTTCTTTATGAGCGATACAGCCGCTATGGCAACGTCAATCAATGCTTTGTCATATTTACCTATGGAGTTGGACAGGGAACATTCCACACCATTCGCGGTCTAAAACAAAAGATCTACAATCAGATTCAGATTAGCAACCGAGTTCTATGCCAAGCAGCGCAAGCTGCAATTACCTCTGGATTGATCCAGCTTCAGGGGGATGCCGAAGCCATTCAAGACTTTCAATATATTGAGGTGGGGCCTTATACATTCATCCCTAGTGGATTAACTCCCATCCAACTTCAACCTCCAGCAGTGGCCACGCAGGGACTTCCAGTCTACAATCTGATGAGTCAAGTGCTACAAAACAACACTGGAAGCTATCGTTCTCGCCAAGCAACTCCAGATGGCCAAGCTCGTTCCGCTACAGAGGTTGTTCAGCAGGCCCGTCAGGAATCAACGCTCAACGCCGCAGCATTGGAACTTTTCTATACTCCGTACAATAAGTTGCTGACAGAGCAATATCGCAGGGCGGTTAATCCCCTTCTTACAGCAAACGACAAGGGTGGAAAACTCGCCCTAGAATTTCGCCGCCGTTGTGCTCGTAGAGGCATCAGCATTGAGCGTATGCGTAGCTTCTTAAAGGTTACCGCCTTTAGGGCCATGGGAGACGGAAGTCCCGTTATGACCGAAATGGCCTCCAAGCAACTCATGGAGCTTTATTCCCTGATGGATGAGAAGGGCAAGGAAAATACACTCCGCTCAGTTATCGCTGGCATTTCTGGAGTTGGTTGGCAGAAGGTGAATCTGTTTGTTTCTGAGAAAGGCCCGCGCCGAACAATTGACTTTGATATCGCCAATCTTGAAAATGGAAACCTCCGTCAAGGTATTCCCCAGATGGTGCATGATAGCCAAAATCATGCAGTACATATTGAGGCTCATATTCCGATGATTGCCGAAATCATTGAAGCCCATCGCCAGCAACAGATTCCCGATGAGCAGGCAATGGCAATCCTTCGTCCAGCTTCAGATCATGTTACGGAACACTTGGTCATGTTCTCGACCAACAGCTTCCGCAAGCAGGAGGTAAATGAACTCAAGCGCCAATTGCAGAATCTCACTGCTTATATTGATGAGCTTGAGCAACAGGTGATTAATCGCGCCATGGCCGAACAGAGCAAGATGCAGGAACAGGCTATGCAGCAAGTTCCTCAAGGAGGACAGATGGATCCCAAGATGGAAATGGAACTTCAAAAGGCGCAACTCAAGTTGGCTGAGATGCAGGAAAAGCGCATGATGAATCAGGAAACCCACGCCCAGAAGATGGAAACCATCCGCCAGCAGATGGCCCTTAACGACCTCAAAACCCGCAGTTCCATCCTACAAAAGGCATCTAGGCCAGCACAGGCTGGTGGTCGCCCACCATTAATTGCGACAGCATAATTTTCTTCTAGACAGATTATATTTTCCAGCTAGGTTAACTCATTATTAATGGATTGGACGCCACAGGATTCCCGTGAATGGGCTAAAGTTTGGTCAATGCCCCATATGCAGAAGGGGCTTAAATTTATCGCAAGGCGTGTCCGTCCAAGGAAGTCCGCTGGCCCTGTGGCCCAAGGGTTCGATCTGTCGCCCGTGTTCATCAAGAGTGCTGGTTTTTATGAGGGCGCTCAAGAGGTTATGGATCTCATTGAAATTTTGGCAACTGGAGAAGTGGAAAACAAAATGAAATTCGACTTGCCAGAGCCGTTCTCCCATATAACTTCGGAAGACAAACAAACAAACAAATAACATTAATATACTATGGCTGACATTCTTAACTCTGCTTTGACTGGTGATGCTGATTTTGCTAGTTCTGTTTTTGGCAAAGGCCCAGAACCCACCGAAGCTCCGACCAATGAAACGAAGGAAGTTGCCCAAGAGGAATCTGCTCCCCTTAAAGAGGAGGCCCAACCCGAAGCGGAGGTCAAAAAGCCCGAACCCAAAGTTGAACCAAAGCCCGAAAAGAAGGCTAAAGCTACAAAAGAAGAGGCAGCGAAGGTAGTCGAGAAACTTACCGAGACATCCAGCACAAAGGAAGAAAGCAAGAAAGTTGAGTCTTCTGAAGATGATCTTCCTATCAACCCTCACTTCCAAGATAAGCTAGTTGCCGACAAACCCGAAGGCGATGATTCTGATAAGGGTGTATCAAGCTGGAAAGAGATCAAGTCTGAAATGAAAAAGGCCCGTGAGGAGCGGGATCGCTTGAAGGCCGAACTTGAAGCTACCAAGGAAAAGGTTGGAAAATATGAGGGAGAGACCGTCAAATCCCTTCAGGAGGAGCTTGAGTCATACAAGACCCGCATGGCTGAACTCAACCGCGAGCTAAAGACCGCCAACTTTGAAAGAAGCCCAGAGTATGTCGAACAGATTAAAAAGCCTCTGGCGGGCCTTCAAGGCGATTTGAAGGCCATTGCCGAAGCCAATGATGCGGATTTCTCTAAACTTTGGCAGGCCCTGACCGAACCCGATGTCCGCAAGCGCACCGACTCCCTTGAGGATCTGACTATGGATTTCAAGCGCATGGAGCAGTTGGCTATTGTCAAAATGGCTGATCGTTACCATGAGTTGGCCCAATATCACCACAGGTTCCAAAACGAGGCCGAATCCTTGGCAGAAGCCGAAGCGGCCCGCAAGGCCCAAGCCGAACAGGAGTTCATCGATAATGATCTTCGCCTCCAGAAGGCATTTACGGCCAAGACTTGGACAAACCTTGAGGATCGCTATTCCTTCCTCCAAGAGGTGGATGGGCAGGATGAGTGGAACAGCCATATCCGTAGTGCCAAAAAGGCCGCATCCGAAACAAACCTTGATCGTCTGTCGGTGGAAGATCGTAGCGCCATCCTTGCAAGGGCTGCTGTTGTACCATTCCTAGAGAGCGCCATCTCCCATTATAGCGCCCAACTGGAGAAGATTTCTGCTCAAAAAGATTCCAAGATCAAAGAACTTCAAGAACAATTGGAGGGACTTGTCGGGGCTACGCCAAGCTTGGGCAAAGCCACTGATACCGATTCATCCAGTGATGATGACGAAGATCCCGATAGCTTGATGAACTTTGGTAGGAGTATTTTGGGACGTTAATAAATTACCTATTGACATTAAATAGGAATTAATGTAGCCTTTATCTCAAGACTTGAGTCTGAGTTGGTCGCAGACACCTTGCTGGCGGGTTAGCGCCTTCTCAAAATTTGTAGCCGTTAATCTCTGGTCGCGGCCCAGAAACCTTAAACCCGAATATTGGGAGCAATCCTGCTATTCAAAAACTAACCTTAAACTAGAAAGAAACTAATATCATGTCAGCACCTGTTGCTACAAGCTGCGAAGCGATCAACGACAATTTCCAAAGGGAAACTAATCGTATCGCTCTCGGCACTTACCGTTTGGGTCTCTATAAAGATCCTTATCTCCGTTTCGTTACCCAGTCGGCCTTCCCCGACAATATGGGTAGCGTCATCAAAAACACCATCTCCCAGCGCACTCTTGCCACTGGAAGCGGATGGACTGATGTTGGCGTCAGCAATGGCTCGTCCACCGATGCCTGCTTGGCCCCTGTCAAAACTGTTGGCTATGCCTTCGATCAGAAGCAGTTCAATCTTCGCCATCAAGCGATTGAGTCGAACTGGATCTGCTTGGAAGACGTTCGCACCTCGGCGTTCCCGATTGACGATGTCAACAACTACATCAAGATCCTTGCCGATAACGTCAACGTCGAATGGACGAAGCGTTACGACAACGACTATCTCCTAGGAGCTAGCGACGCTGGCACTTTGCTCAGTGTAGAACCTGGCCTCGACGACAGCGGCACTGCCACTGTTACCAGCGATCTCGCTACCATCACGGGAACGGCTGCTCCCACGAGCGTCCTGACTCTTGGTGTGCTGCGTGAGATCTATGATCGTCTGTATCAGGACAACGCTGGCGATGACGGTGATGCGGTCTCCGATGACGGCTCGCCTGTCTTCAACGTGTTCTCCGAACGCGCTACGATTGAGAACCTGATCAAACTCAACGCTGATGTCCGTCAGGATATCCGCTGGAGTGATCGCGTTAACGATCTGCTTGGTGCAAACGGCTCCTCGCTCCTGCCCCGCAAGAGCTATGGTGGCTATGTGTTCCACAGCCGCCCGTTCCCGAAACGCTTCAACGACAACGGCTCTGGTGGCTTTGTCGAAGTTGCCCCTTATGTCGCCACCACTGGTGCGACCAAGGGAACGAAATATACCATCAACCCCGCCTACAAGGCCGCGAAGTACACCTCCACGGTTATCTTCCACCCGAAGGCGATGGAGTGGCTCGTCCCGAACCCCAACATCAAAGTTGGTAAGCTGACTTATGATGCTCAGAACTATCGCGGAGACTTCCGCTGGGTCAACGAGTATGATAAGCATTGCAACCCTGATCGCAACAGCGGTTACTGGCGTGCGAAGATGGCATGCGCGGTGAAACAGGTGTTCCCCCAGTGGGCCTACTACCTGATCCACTTGCGCTGCAACTTGGCCAATGACCTCGTTGCTTGCGCCAGCGGTTCTGGCTACGGGTATCTCAGTTAACAGTTAGATTCCCTTCATCAAGGCTTGCCTCGGAGTAAAATCTGAGGCAAGCTCTATGAGAGGAAATAACTTATTATGAAAATCGAAAAACCCGAAAACTACGAATTGCCCGCCGATGTCAAAGACGGCGAAACCTTTGAAGAACTCGTCACCTTCAAGGTCGAGGGCGAATACCTCGTCCCGACCATGATTGCTGGTGTTGAGATCGCTTCTGAAGATGACAGCGAGAAGTCCATGGCCGAGAACGCCACCCCCGAAGAAGAGGCTGCTGCCTCCGAAATGGAGAAGGCTCCGATGAGGGGAATGGGTCGCCGCATCATGGGCATGGCTTAGTTGGGTTAGGGTTCCATAGGCTATGGCCCTTCCCACACTAGACGCTACCTTCGCTTCGCTAGCAGATCTGCCCCGCAAGCAGATGTTGGCCAAGTGGATTATTACACAACTTGCCGATGGAACAATTGCGGACTATTGCACCCTTCCAGAGCATTACCTTTGGGCCAAAATAGCAGCGGCTCATAGTGCTGGGCTTTCAGAGCAAGATTATATTTCACTTCCAAAAAAATATATATGGAGTGACATTTACAATATATTTTCTGGATCAAGTGGCCAGCATATTGACTGGAGTGAAAATGTGGCCTTGGGTCATATTGCTGCCGCACTTCGTGGAGACACAGGAAATCCAGCCAACCTAGCGACCTATATCGATTGGCCTTGGAGGTATAAGGTAACTTCTATTATTCTGGCAGTATGAGCATCCAACCAGTCCGTAATGAAAGAGGGGTCAGGCTCACCATGAGTGAGTTGATTGCGGGCGTGGCTCTTATTATTACAGCATTTTCGGCCCTCAATGGATGGATAGTCCTTCCAGAACAGATGAGGGCGGTGCAGGGCAATGACGCCAAACAAGATGCGAAGATTGAGCTTATCCAAAGGGATGCCCAGACTCGCAGCGAGACGCTGGCTCGCATTGACGAACGCACACAAAGAATCGAAGAATACTTGCAATCCAAGGGATTCTGACCTAGCTTACTAGCCATGAAATCATTCTTAGCAAAACTCGCTGGCATCCCTTCCATCATCTGGAACTTCTATACTCCCATTCTCAAACAACTCATTGCCGATGGGGTGGCATCACTGCTTCCGCTGGCTCTTGATATTGTTCGCGATCTGGCTGATACTGACAAAACTGGAAGTCAAAAGCGCGAGGCCGCAGTCAAAGCTCTGACTAAAGCCGCTGTCCGCAATGGCATCGATGCTTCCGAATCTCTGATCCGCTTCACTATTGAATCGGCAGTCCAGAAACTAAAAGACGAATGAAAAATAAGATCCTAGCATTTCTGGTCAGCAAGGCTGGCGGAATCATCACTCCCATTGTCGCCACTTTGGTGGCTTCGGTTGTGGCCAAACTGGCAATGTTTGATCCCAAGCTGGCCGAGACAGTCGATCAAGTTTCACTCACTGGGTTCATCGTCGCCCTCATTCTTTCGGCAGTCAACTACTTCACCAATGAGGCCAATGCCTCTGGCATCAAGAAGATCCAAGCTTTGGTCAATACTGACGAAGATGGTGTGGCTGGCCCCGTTACCTACACTGAGGTTCGCCGCGCCATTGAAATCCCGAAAGCCAAGAAACCCGCTTGTAGCCGCAAGAAGAAACGGTGAAATCACTCTCCCATGAAACCCTCAAAGCAATATTCTCAAAGCCCGCAACTCAAGAAGATCGCAGAAGTTTCTTTGTACGCCTTGTCCGTTCCCTCCGATTCTATGCCAAAGGCAAGCGGAGCAATGATGGAAAAACTTCCCTCACCATCGGAATCAGAGGTGGAGCGGATTTCTAGGAACTGGGATATTGGACGCCGCCGTTGCGGCTGGTAAGATGACAAGTAGCGAAATCATGGCCATGCAAAAGGCCATTGGTGTTACGCAGGATGGATGGTGGGGGCCGAAGTCGATAGAGGCTTGCAAGAGGTATCTGAAGAAGATGATGCCTTCTCCCCATCCTTGGCCAGCACCAGATCAATCCTCAATGGATAAGTTTTACGGCCCAGTGGGTAATGTTGAAACAGTTGGGGTTCCCATCCCATTTAAGATGTATCTTTACGATGGGCCTTCCATGGTCAAATCCATAACCGTCCACAAGAAGGTTGCATCCAGTTTTTCCCGTGTTCTTGATTCCATAAAATCCCGCTACCCCACAGACGAGGAAAGGACACAGGCTGGAATCAACAAGTTCTTTGGAAGTTATGTGGTTCGTCCCATGAGGGGTGGCAGGGCTTGGAGTAAACACGCTTGGGCTGTGGCCATTGATTTTGATGCCAATCGCAATGGACTCAATACAAGCTGGCCGACAAAAGCCAAGATGCCACTGGGGGTTATGGAATGCTTTGCAAAAGAGGGGTGGTTGAATTTAGGCTGGACAATAGGTCGCGATTCCATGCATTTTCAGGCGACTCAATAGTTTATGGATAATAGCAGTAACAAACCTCCTAAACCCCGAAATAAACCCCGCCACCAGAAACCCAAAGAAGAAGTCTGCTACTACTGTGGCGGAAAAGAATTTGAACGCTTTCACGCGGGCCATGTCGGAGTAATCAGGGTATGCAAAAACTGCCGAGAGGAACAATAGGCCATGGCAGAGCATTGCCCGAAATCCCAAGAGGTATTGAATCGTCTGGTCAGGGAACTTATCGAACACTTCGATTCGGGAATTGTGATAGTTACATTTCAAGAGGGCGGAACCACTAAAAATGGATTCATCAAATTCGGCAATGACTACACAGTCGAAGGAATAGTTGCCAACATCCACGACATACTCTATGGTCAGGAAGAAGATGATGACGACGAAGGTGGAGAGCCTTTGAAGAAAGCCATCAAAGTCGTTTAATTTACACACACAATGAAACTATATTTATGTGGCCCCATGACTGGGTATACCGATCTCAATCACCCTGCTTTTTACAAGGCTGAAACCCACCTTATGTCCATGATGTATGATGTGGTCAATCCTGCCAGAATGGACGAGGAATTGGGTTTAGACCCCCATAGAGGGGTAATGGAGCCAGAGTTCCTAAAAGACGCTGTAAAACGCGATCTGGAGGCCGTAATGGCCTGTGATGGACTTGCCTTACTCCCCGATTGGGAGAAATCCAAGGGGGCTAGGGCTGAACTGGCGGTGGCCCAGTGGTTGGGAAAGCCAGCCTATCTCTATCCATCAATGGTGGAGCTTGGTAAAGAGTCCATGCTTGATGAGGCAAAGCGCCTCACCTCAAATGACAGGCAAAAGAACTACGGCCATCCCAAGGACAACTTCAAGCGGACTGCCGATTTTTGGAATACCTACCTATCCAGCCGCAAAAATCCCGAAGCAGAGATAACCAATGAGGATGTGGCTTGGATGATGGTGTTGCTCAAGATAGGACGCGATCTGAATAAGCCGACTAGAGACAACCTTGTGGATGCTATTGGCTACACCAGAACCCTAGCCATGATTCGCAATCTTGAATAGATTTTATGAAAACCAACAGACGAAGGCTGTTTTTCGACATCGAAACCAGCCCTAATGTAGTCCTGTCTTGGAGGACGGGCCACGAGCTAACCATCCCCCACGACAACATACTAGAGGAGAGGGCCATCATCTGTATCTGCTGGAAGTGGGAGGGAGAGGATAAGGTCGATAGTTTGACTTGGGATCGTCGCCACTGCGACAAGAAGATGCTGAAGGAATTTATTCCCATCATCAATTCGGCAGACGAGGCCATTGGTCACAACTCGGATCGCTATGATCTGAAATGGCTGAAGACCCGCTGTCTCTACCATCGAATCCCGATGTATCCCAACTATACAACCTTGGACACGCTCAAGATGGCCAAGGGGCAATTCCTCTTCAATAGCAACAAGCTGGACTATATAGCCAAGTTTTTAGGATTTGGAGGGAAGATGGAGACTGGTGGATTTGACCTGTGGAAGGCTATTGTCTTGGATAATTGCCGAGAAAGCCTCAACAAGATGGTGGCCTACTGCCAGAAGGATGTGGTGCTGCTTGAGCGAGTCTACCAAGAACTTCGCACCTACGCTCCCCATAAATTCCACTATGGGGTGGCCTATGGAGGGGAGAAGAGCGACTGTCCGAATTGCGAGTCAGCCCGAACTCGCATCAGCAAAACAATTACCACAGCCAGAGGAATAATCAAGCGCCAGATGAAGTGTAAGGACTGCGGGTCTTATTTTACTATAAGCGATAAGGCTTATTCGCAGAGCTAGTCTACCACTTACCAATAGGACAATTTTGTGTCCTCATTGCTGCCTTTACCTTAATAAAGCAACCGCATTTCGTACATCTATCACCTTGTAAAAACTCACAAGAGTTGCATATATCAACCCTTGAAACATAGTCTTCTTTTGAAACGGGACTATCCCCTCGTAGCATTGCCATTCCCTCATCTTTGATTGCTCCAGCAAATGTTTTGAACATTGTAGTCTTGGATGGCATTTTTTGATTACAGCAACTTCCACTTCCATCAAGCAATATTTCCTCACCATTTTGTGGTGGCTGCTTTGATGAATCTTTTACTCCTTGTGGATTTTCTTTATCAAATGCTTCTGGAGTATTTTTTCTATCTGCCATGCATTTAATGCAATTGCCATAGTGAGGTTTCCCATTATACCATCCAAGTGAGCATGTGAATGGGCCGACATCTAATTTGCGAGATTGATATTTGCAGTTCATTTCAGAATGGAAGAACTTTTATAGTAAGACCACCATTAATATAAGTTCCAGCAGGAGTTCCTTGATCTCCAGATTTTGCTCCAAGCCATAAATATGGATTAGATGCTACCCACTGACTTCCATAGGCTGTGCCAGTGGATCCTTCTTCTAAGTCTGCGCTACCATCTTTAACAGGTAAAAAGAAATATCTTAAATATTCAATACCAATATAAAAAATACCTGCTATGCTTTCTTCTAAAAAATATGCGGCAATTCCTGTTTTATTTGCTGTGAATGTTCCCGATTCACCGTAAACGTTCCCAAAAGCATCGCTTTTATCTTCTACATAAACTTGAATAGTATCTGGAAGGGCGCAGTCGATTGTATTTGTTCCCCACTCAAACAGACATCTTTGTGCAGAAATAATGTTTCCATTTTCATAAATATTCCATGAGCCATTTTCTGCAAATACACCATTTACATTTGTTCCATAGCCATTGCCAGATTTGGCAATTTTTACTCCATTTAATAAAATATAATCTGGTATTCCCTTGCTAAATAACTCTATTGGATAGAGGCAACCAACACAGCATGTGTCATACGCTATTCTAAGATCTTCATTAAAACATTGATGCGACTCTTGTTGCTCTGGATTATCCAAAGTGATGCCCGTGACGGTGGAATATGTCCACCTTTGTGGCATTTCCTTTATTCTACATGGGCAATTGGATTGTCCTTCGACAAACTGAGTTTTCGGACTTGTGTCGCAACGGCATTGTGGATAATAGACATCATTGATGTCCCAAGCTTTGATTGATATCATTATAAATATCTGGCGAATCCGCCATAAACTTTAAATATGGCTGGTTTGCCATTGTAGCAAACATTGACCATAAAAGACTCCAGTTCCCTTGGAGCTATTGGGTTTTGCAGTCCTTGTTGTGGGGATGACTTTTGTACTGGTTCAAGTATTTTTTCCTCTATTTCTATTTTGGATTTTCTGCTTTGTTGCCTTCCATGCTCAATGGCATCGGTAAATGTATCGCGTATTCTTTTATCGTCTCCTATTGATTTGGCGAAATTCTGCAATGCTGCTGATGTCGCTTGATTTTTTGTTTTTTCTGAAAGCCTTCCTCTTTTGAGGTCACGAATCAACCTCTCTTGAAATCTTTTTTGATCCTTTTCGGGATCGACTGGCTTTTGCTTTGTGGATACAATTGACCCAGAAAATTTATTCTCTTGAAGTTGCTGGTATTGAGATTTGTCCGACTGTTGATTGTCCATAATTAAGCAAACATTGATGCATCTACAACTTCTACATAAACTTTATAAAAACCAAATTTGTACGGTTCAACCTTGTAGTCAACCATATAATAATCCTTTCTTGGTACATTTGGAGGATTTGTTGCCGATAGGTTATAATTTGATGTTGCCTTAACTTCTTCATCAATATGTTTTTCTGGAAGGCTTACATTTACTCTTCCAGTAATATTCACGCTTACATCTAATTTTAAATTAGCCGTTTCCTCCAATTTCCCTTCTATTTTTTCATGTAGACATAGTGGAAGCGTCAAAAAGGTTGTTTTTGTTTGTACGTCTGTACCCTCTCCAATTCCAGTATTATAGGATCTTGAATAATTAGTCAGCCCCCAAGATGTTTGAGAGTTAAAATCTCTTTGTGCATTTACTGTTTTTCTGTTTGTTACAATTGTAATAATGTGAGATTTTGGTTTAAAAATTGGCCACTCATACAAGTTTTTGGTTAAGCCCAATACAGTTTTAGTTTTGGCTATAATGCTGGAAACTGTAACTGGATCTCCCAAAAAGAAAAAACATGACATACTTGGTATGTTTGTTGTATTAATTTCCTCAAGTTCTATTTCGTAAGATGGATCGAAGGAAACACTGCTATCCGCCCTTCCCGTTCCAGAGACCCCTAAATTTCCAGAATCTCCATCACCATCACCGTTTCCACTATTACTATATGATCCACTAGATGTAGATTTGTTGAATTTTATGTCGAATTTTTTAAGAACTGGAGGCACTCCTGTAATCGTTGTTCTGGACGGCATTGAAAAATAAGATCTGCTCAAATTAGCCGCGATGGACGACTTTCTGTATCTTTTGACCAAATATTTACCACCTCCAAGAGGGTCGGCTTCGTAGGCATATTCGGTGCTTGCAGCAGGAACTGATGTAGTTATGTATTCATCAAATGGTATTTGAACATCAAGCGATTCGTCATAGTCGGTTCCACTGAGTGTGCCAAACGATGACAGGCTTTGTGTGCGCGTAATTGTCCTCTTTTTGTGTACATCTATTTTCTGTTTTTGCTGGGATATAGTGTCTCCAGATGACGATACATTCATCTCCCCATCTTCACCCGTTATAACGGAAACAACCGATGTTGTGGTTATAGGTTTGGTGACAAGGTATCTTTCGGGTATGGCTACAGGGATTTCTGAGGAAACAGATATCTCGTTAAATAATTCTGGTGTGTCCACCACCCTTTCGACCACCGATTCCGCATCCTCTCGCGAAACCTCAACCGTCCTCAGTGCTGTGGGTGTGGGTGGTTCGTAGTCCTTTGAAGCCTTCCTTTGGGTTGTTACTGTAACAAGCTGTCCGTCATTTCCTGTGGCTTGGCCGACAAGTTGCGGCCCGTCAACAGCATAGGTTTGAACTATCTTGTAAGAAAGGTATTCATTGTAAACATCGTAGGATGTTTGTGTGATTATTCCATCTACATTTTCAAGTGTGCCAACCTCTTCTCCAGTTGGGACAAATAGCTGTCTGCGCTCTTCAACAGCCCCGCGAGATGGGTCGTAAAAATCGCGAACCTTGACGGGAAAAAGAGAATTGCCATCATCGTCGGTTTTAATCGACCAAGTCTCTTCCGATTCAATAAGAACAAGGGATGATCCCTCGCGCCCCTCATAGCTTATTTTTGTTGATGATGTGAGGGAGGCTTGCTGTCCTTCATTTTTGACCGAACGCCGCCTTCCTTGAACTGGGCCAAGATCGTCATCATAGCGGGTAAACGGAACCCAAGGAGAGGGGAGGATTTCCCAAGTGTGGCGCACCCTTTGGTCTCCAGAGATGGGTTGCGCTCCAGTGAAGATATGGTTGAGGTAGCGTTTATCTGGGCAGGCTGAAAAGTCCTCTGGAACCTTGTATCCCGCAACGCGAGGGTCGAGGAGTTGGTTAAGGATCGGATAGTCCTTGTCATTGGCCGAATAGCCAACAACATGGATCTTGGATAAAGGAGGATATTCTGTAGCCATTAGAGGGCTAGAACCTACCCTAAAAAAAGTTGTGCGGCAAGTGCATTTTCCCCTTGCAATGGGTTGGCTCCATGGTAGATTGCCTGCTGTTTCATGTTCCTGTGTGTTCATGTGTGTGGGGGGAGAGAGGTCTCAGCAATGGGGCCTCTCTCTTTTTTTTCAAAAAAAGATTGAACAAATCCCGAATCATAGTGTCTGCTCTCTTTGATGAATAAATCCACACCACCCAAAGATCCGATATTGTCCCACAGCCAGTTGGTTAAGTCTGGAAGACCGCGACTGGTAGTCATTAGTGAAGGCCCCAAGTGGGTCAAGAACGGAACCCTCTGCGTCATCAAGGTGATTGTTGACGGGGTTGCCCATGTCTACTTCACCAACAACAAGGAGATTGCGAACAGGTTCTCACAGCACATTGGTCAGTCGGTAGTCCTTATTGCCTCTGGCAATAGCAAACAGGGAACTGATTCCATGGAGATTCAGTCTGCTGGAATCAAGGCTTCCGAGCTAATCAAGCCAAAGGAGGCTCCGCAATCGCACCAGAATGCCCCACAAGAGGAGATCAAGAGTCCCGAACCCAAAGACCGCGAGGCCAAGGTATTTCTTTGTCAGGCGGCAAATTTGATGAGGCTGTGCGTCAAGAAAGCCAACGACATTGCGGTGGAACTTGGATTGCCGAATGAACATAGGCAGGGAATAGCAATGGGCCTTTTTATTCAAGCTGATAGACAGGGTCATATCTTCAAGATGCCAGTCAGCGCCTATAGTCCCGATCAATTGGGGTGGGGTGCAAGTAAGGCCGATTCTCCTAAAACCCCGCAACCAGAGGAGGATAATGACTAGCCATGGAAAAGGCATTGAGGTTCTGCCACATGATCCGCTCACATTTCTTGTCCAGTCACGCTCCAATAGAGAAGACTACTACCTCGTTGACCTCAGTGAAGAAAGGCCCTCCTGCACTTGTCCAAGCTATCAATTTCGCAAGGAGTGCTTCCACATCCGATACATTTGTAAACTCTTGGGCGTCAAAACGCCGCAAGCAACCAACAACAACCAACTAGAAAGAGCAGCATAACTATGGCTAGCAAGAAAAACTGGATCGCTGGAGCGATCAAAAAAGAGGGCGCACTTCGTAAATCGATGGGCGTTAAAAAAGGACAAACCATTTCCAAGAGCAAGCTGGAAGTTGCCGCTAAAAAAGGCGGTAAGACTGGCAAGCGAGCCAACTTGGCAATGACACTTAGCAAACTTCGCAAGAAATAATATGAAGAAGAAATCAGCACAACAGAAGAAGATCGGTAAAATCATGTCAGAATACAAAGCTGGCAAACTTCACGGAGGGGTCAACCCCAAGGGGCCGAAAAAAGCTCCTATCGTGAAAAGCCGCTCCCAAGCAGTCGCAATTGCGTTGCGCTCGGCTGGCGTCAAGCCTAAGAAGAAAGGCAAGTAAGCCTTTGGCGGGGTGCGTTACTGTTCGCAAGGACGTAGTTGCGCTTAAAGTGGAGTCGCTCCGCGCCCCGCTACTTTTTTTGAACGCCGAAACAAAACCACAGTCTAAGCATATATGATCACAAAACTATTGGCAGTAATGGCAGTCATCGCAATGGCTATCACGATAAATGTTGTTACCCTTATCTTCGGGTGGGGGCTTGAGCCTAAAAGTTGGCTTGTAATTGTGTGCGTTGGATTCTTTGGACAACTTACAGTGTCCATCGTTAGCCAGCGCGTATTCAAAGAAGTGACCAAAGAAAATAACTAACCAATGAAAAAGCAATGGAAAAAAACTGATACTGGTATTCCCTATGTTAGGTTTACCAGAGAAAAGAGCGGCTTTTTATTTGAAGCTCACATTTTTAGTGATGGTTCGGGATTTGTGTCATTTTCCATAAAGGTTGGACACAGATATGAAGTTCTCTACCAATCTCAACAAGGCAAGATTAAAGACTGGATCAAAGAAGTCACAAAAACATCTCACGCTTATGACGAGCTTGAATATCTTCTTATTGAAACAAGTGGCAATTTTGAACACATCAATTTTTGATACATAAAAATCATGGCTAAAAAACTATATTCGCGACACGCTCCCAAAGAACTGTGGGTAATTTTTGACTTTCTTGATGGGGCGCACCTTTTTGCGTCTGAATCAGCGGCTAAAAGACAACTCAAGTCTTGGGAAAACGAGGCTGAATCACCATTTGATTCCGTTTGGGAAATGGCGGGGCCATATAAATACGAAAAATCAAACAACTAATTAACCACAAATTAGCACAAAAATAGCACTATGAGTATACCCATACGCGATTGTCCCGAATGTGGCGTTGTAACGCCTTGCAGATGTGCCAAACGTATCAACCAACTGGAAGAGGCGTTGCGTAGCATCGTCAACGGCGACATCCTAACGTCAAGAGAGAGGGAGAAAATGGCTTTGGAGGGAACTTTCCTTCTTGTGGACGAAAAGCCTCAACAAGAAGCCAAAAGCCACGGCAACGTGAAAGACCCCTTCTACTTCAAGGGATACTGGTATCAGGAGTATCTGGAAATGCGCGAAAAGTATTGGAAGCAGATGGGCGAAAACTCCGATCAGGCACAGCGAATCCGCGAGTTGGAGGAGCATTCGTCCAAGCAGGACTTCCTCATAGATGAACTCGCGGACTCGCTACGAGCCATGGTCGCTCACTGCGAGGGTTTTATATCGAACTTAAAGGAGGGCAAATGACCAACGAACAAATCAACATCGCCATCGCCAACATCGCCATCGCGGAGGCGTGTGGGTGGACTGAGATAACTCTAAAACCCCATGACATGGGAGAGCTACCGCCACGCTTGGTCGGTTTCCATAAAGAAACTGGGGAACGCAAGTTCTTGCCAAATTATTGCGGAGATCTCAACGCAATGCATGATGCGGAGAAAACAATGGTCTTCAGCGAGCGGAAGAAGTTTGTTTGCGAATTACAGAAAGCGATAGGGCGGCAATTTGCTCTTGGAGCGATGGTTTGGCTCAATGCCTGCATTCATGCCACCGCCCAACAACGAGCCGAGGCGTTTCTGCGGACGATTGAGAAATGGGAGGAAGGCAAATGAGCGACACACCAGAGACAGATGTCGCTCAATGGGGCACAGGCAGGGTCACAACCTATTTCGCTCGACGACTTGAGCGTGAGCGCGACGAGCTTCGAGACACTGTTGCTGACGTTTTGCTCGCTCTTGGCGCATTTGACTACGAGGGGCCGCGAATGGCGGCATTGCGCGTCGTGGCCGAACGGAAGAGCCTCCAAGACCAGCGCGACTTCGCTATGAGGGAGATTGAGCGGTTGCGGACAGAGTATTTTGAAATGCTGGACTCGGCATGGGGTCTGATCGCAAACGCTGGCGGCGGTAATTGGGATTTGCAGACTGAGGAATGGCGTCAGGCTGCGAGACGTTGGTGTGAAAATTATTTAACTACGCCAGCTTCTAAAGAGGAAAAGGAGGACGCGCAATGAGCGACACACCAGAAACAGATAAATACTGTGGGGAAGCTATGTGGATTGGCGAACCAGCACTTGTCTCGTCTGACTTCGCCCGCAAGCTGGAACGCGAGCGCAACTGTTATAAATCCGCCGTCGAAGTTATAACGAAAGAGCGCGACGAGGCGCGGGAGGCGTTGCGCTTCATCGCGGAATGGGGTGGTCGCACTCTTGAAAGCGAATACGGCGACATTGAGTGCAACGGGAAGTGGTGCGCCGAGCAGGCAAAGGAGGCTGCA